AAGTCTGGAAGTATGATGTCACGACAAGCACATATGGAATTATTATTACAGGCAAATAAAAGTCCGGGTCTTGGGGACACCATTTTTTATGTAAATAATGGTGAAAGAAAATCACACGGAGATGTTCAAAAAAGAAAAGATTCTTTGATTTTAAATTGTTATATGATTGATGAAAGGGAAATAGAAATGAATCCTGATTTGTTAGGTGAGTATAATGTTCCAAGATATTTGGCAGCATTTAATAAAAGAATTGAGCCTTTGTTAGTTGTTTATAGTCCCGAAATTAGAGAAGATATTTTAATTGAAGACCCTAAAGACCAACCAATTTTTACAAAATCTCAAACGGAACTTGTTAGAGGATACCCAATGAAAGAGTTTCACCAAGATACTCTTGACGACGTATTAACATTATCTGATACTGAAATATCGTTTTGGCAAAGTGTGGGAATCGACCCTTACTATATGTATATCGACGATACTTTAACTATGGTTAATACTGATTTTGTTGAGAGTAACAGAAAATTAATGTTAGAGGTGGTGAATAAAAATATTAAAGTGGATTCTGAAGAATTATATGAATTTGATGTGGATGGAGATTTAATGTCTCTTGGTTTTGACTAAGAGGTTTTCATACCATCTGAAGATAATATATACCAAAAATTACCAATTTTTTTAAACTCTACACAAGCTCCTTTATTCATCTCAACTTCACTAAATTCTTCATCAATTAGTGCGTCCGCTTTTACTAAAACATGTGTCATAGATTTAATAACCACATGGTCAGTATTATTAGAATTTAAAAAAAGTTCACAATTATCCACTCCAGTTATAACAATAGCGTATTCACCATTTGTTTCATAAAATGAATTCGATACTATTGCTGATTCTGACGTTTCTATTTTATTACCATTAATAATTCTAACGGAAGATAAGGATCTAAATACTGACATAAAAAAATTATATAATATTTATTGGACTTGTAAATGCTCTAAATTTTAATGCCTTATTCATATTTTCAGCTTGGAGAGCTTTTTGTTCCATTTGTTTTTCGGGTCTTAGTCTTTCAAGTCTTGTTTTTAGTTCTTCCCATAATATGGCCTTTTCATCTTTTGATTCAGTTTGTAAGGTTGTGTATTCTAATGTTAATTCTGAATCTGGAGTTTTTAAACTACCACTATATTTTCCTCTAACTCTTGCTAATGTTTCTTTACAATACGCGGTAAACCACCTTCTAACCCAAGTTTGTCCTGGCGAATTTAAATCATCCCACCTCATCTCATCTATTGGAACATCCGAAGGTAATTTAACAACATCAGGGTTAGCGGCTAAACAACTATCTCTATCAAAAGTATCATAATACCAATACCATACTTTGTGTTTTTGAAAGTTAATATTTCCAAAATCAAATTTACCACCAGGAACATTCATTAAATGTAACGCCTTTTTTCCTTCAGGTAGCGCAGTTACCCTATAAGTTAAATCGCCAGTAATAATTCTTCTTTTTATGTTAATGTCTTGCATCCTTAAAAGGATATCAAAGGCTGGAGTAACAAAATAGTTACCACTAGTTCCCATTTGTGAGAATCCGGCTCCTCCCCCTAAACCAATTCCTCCCATTCCTCCAAACCCACCCATAAATGGGTCAAAGTATGCTGCGTCTAATTCTGATCGAGAAAACCAAAGTATTTCATTTAGTTCTCTTCCGGCCGGTATTTCATAAACTTGTTGATTTGGAACTAAATCGATATAATCTTTTTTCAGTACCCAATCACCACCAGCTTGTAGTCCAACAATTTTTGAATATGCGTATGTGTATTGGGTTTCCCAATCTAAACTTCTTGTGGTAAAAGCTCTTGTTAAAGATTGTTCATCTAAATTTAACCCGTTTAAAGAAGACCACTGTGCCTCAATTAACCAATCGTTAACATGTTGAGCATAATCCTGAATTGATAATTCTAAAAGAGAATCCATCATTTCATCTTCTAACTCAACACTACGAAGAGGAGCCCCTAAAAGGTTTTTTATTCTTTTATAGAGTTTAGTTCTTTCAATTTCAGTAATAATTGTTGTATTTGCCATGGTGTTTACAATATAAATATCTTTTAATTATTAAGTTTTAACTGTGTAGAATATAAATCATTAACAAATTCCCAATTTATTACTTTCCAAAAATTAGAAACGTACTTATCTCTTTGGTTTTTATATTTTAAATAATACGCATGTTCCCAAACGTCAAGACCTAATATTGGGTATCCATTAACTTCTTGATTATTCATTAATGGGTTTTCTTGATTTGCGGTTGTAACTATTTTTAAATTATTATTTTTTGTAATAATTAACCAAACCCAACCAGAACCAAATCTACTTTTAGCCTCTTCTCCAAACTTTTCTTTAAATTTTTCAAAAGAACCAAAAGTTTTATTTATATTACTTAGTATTGGGTCTTTTATTGTTTGTTTTTTTGGTGATAACATTTTCCAAAAAAGTGCGTGATTAAATGCCCCTCCACCGTTATTTTTAATTGTTGTGTTAAATTTTGAAATATTAGTTATTATCTCTTCTAAATCTAAATCTTTACCTTTTATTTTTTCTAATTCTTTATTTAATTTTTCAACATACCCTTTGTAGTGTTTATTATAGTGGGTATTCATTGTTTCACTATCCACAAATCCCAATAAAGAATCGTAATTGTAAGGTAATTTATCTATACTGATTTTTTTTATTTCATTAATTAATTGTTCCTTAATTGGAGACTCAATTAAAAGCGTAGATTCTATTTTTAAAATTTTTTGATTGTATTTTTCAAATATGTTTGATTTCATAATATATAAATATCATCTATTATCATAAATCATTTTTAACATGTTTTCTATTGAAGATGCGTCGTCTAATAATAAATCATCCCCCATAACTGTAGAAATAATTTTCTTTTTTTTATTTAAAATGTCATATATTGCTCCCTCAATTGTATTTTCAAACAAAGGGTAATAAACAGATGTTGAATTTTTTTGCCCTATTCTATGTGAACGGTCTTCCGCTTGTGCATGTTCTGCAGGTACAAATGATAGGTCATTCATAATTACTGCTTCGGCTGCGGTTAAAGTTAAACCTACACCAGCGGCTTTTAGGTTACCAACAAACACCATAATTTTGTTGTTTGTTTGGAATTCGTCCACTGAGTTTTGACGATGAGGTTTTGAACAACTACCATCCAAATAAACTGCAGATTTTCCAAAGTGTTGATAAATTTGTTGTAGCGTGTCCGTAAAGTTTGTAAAAATAATTACTTTTTTACCTTGTTCGATAATGTTTTCAGCCAATTCAATCGTTGTTTTAATTTTTTCTTGTGCTATTATTTTTCTTACTTTCATTAATTTGCCAAACTGAATTGTGAGCGATGACGATTCGTTAGGGTTTTTATCATACCAATCATAGTATTCACCCATTAATTCTTCGTATTCTTTAGATAATAATCTTAAATAAACGGGTGTGATTATTTTTTCAGGTAAATCTAAAACCTCATCCTTTAATCTACGTAAGATGTGTGTTTGAGTTCGTTCCCTCAATTCTTCTAAGTTTGTTGCTCCTTGAACATTCCAAATTTTTCTTTTACCTACACTAAATTGAAATCCATTACAATATCTTATAGCATAAGCCATCCAATTTGCAGCAACAGGGTTATCAACAATATTTAATAAGTTATAATAGTTCATTGGTCTTGATGTCATTGGGGTTCCCGATAATAACCAAACTCTTTCTATTTTTGAGATAATATCATTTACAATCTTAGTTCTGTTTGCTTGTGGATTTGAAATCATATGAGCTTCATCCATAATCACAAGGTCAAATTTTGTTTTTAAAATTATTGAATCGTCTTTCTTTTTTATGTCGTGGAAATTTTTTAAAATGTCGTAATTAATAATAACAAAATCGTGTTCATCTGAAAATTTCTTACCTTCCGAAATATAAACAGACCTATCTGAATAATTTTCAATTTCACGTTGCCAATTAATTTTTAAAGATGCGGGACAAACAATCAATATTTTTTTTGATTTACTTTCTAACGCCGCTATAATCGCTGACGTTGTTTTTCCAAGTCCCATATCGTCAGCCAAAATAAACTTTTTGTTCCTAACTAATTTTTCAATCGCCTCTTTTTGGTGAGTCATAGGAGCTCTGTGTTCATATTTAGAATATTCAATAACTACATTTTTAATTTCATTATTTTTTATTAATGCGGATTTTGGCATCCAAAAATCATGCAAAGTGTCTCCTGAAAAGACTTTACCCCAAATATGATATGATTTTTCTTTTTCTACTAATAATTTTTCAACATATATTTCTGTCGGTTCTTTAGTATACATCTTATCTTCCATCATTTTTTTACTAAAATATGAATCAAGTTTAACCCATTTTTTTGCAACTTTTGGTGTTCTTCCGTGAAAATTAATAATGTATTCTGCTTGTGTTCTTGTCGGAGTAAAGGACTTACTATTTTGTTTTTTGTTTTTTAAATTAAGGATGTAGTTATTTGACCCTTTATAATCGTCTAAAATTAACAGGGATTTATGTTCGGGAGTTTTTAAAATTAATTCTTCCATTATAATGTAAATAAAAATAGTAAATTTTATAAAAAAATCAATGTTTTTTTTACCAACATATATATATGTTAAATAATAAATTACAACATACCCCACCTACAAAGTGGGGTTTTTTATTTATTAAGTATTTATAGATATGACACAACCAAAAGTTCCAATTACAAGATTAAATAAGTTTTTTTCTGACCAAGACTTTGACTTAGATATTTCTATGGGAATGGAGTGGCTTCATGGTGACATGAATTTTACTTTAGTTTTATATAGAATTGATAGACAAAAAACTAATAATGATGATGTGTATGGTGAGGCATTAAAAGGTGGAATACAATTTTTACCTCCCGTAGAGTTTAAGGGACTGGTAAAAATAGAAATCCCAACTAATGTAGATTATGGGTCAACTAAATTACAACAGTTAGAGCCGGGAAATCTTTCAGTTAGTGTATATCAAGAGTATCTAAATGATTTAGAAATTGATATAGAATATGGAGATTATATTGGATATTACGAAACAGAAACGAGAGTTAGGTATTATACCGTACAAAATGATGGTAGGGTATTTACAGATAACAAACACACGTATGGTGGATATAAACAATTCTTTAGGACAATTATTGCTACGCCAGTAACAAATAACGAATTTGAAGGAATATAATTAAACTTATGGCTTTTCCAAAAAAAATAAAAAAACATTTACCACTTATTCCACAAAAATTTGGGGTAGAAAGAAGAGAGGAGCTTCTTGAAAATATTACAACTCATGGTACTTTTTTACCAAAAGGGGTTTTGCATGTCGATCTAGATCAAGGATTTTTAGATTTTGTAAAAAATAATTTAAGTTTAGTTGTTGATGAAAAAAAAGTACCATTAGTTGATAGAATCATAACAAATCAAAATTGGATGCAGTTTACCCAAACTTGGGATTTTCAAGATTTAGATAAAAATATTTCATTACCGTTTTTAGCAATAGTTAGAAATCCTGAAGTAAAACTTGGTAAATATGTTGGGGGTAAATATAATATTCCAGAAACAAGACGAATTGATTATTTTACGGTACCAACTTGGGATGGTGAAAGAAAAGGTGCCGACGTTTATAAAATTTCGCAACCGGTCGCGGTTGATATTGTATACAGTTTAAAGTTATTTTGTAATCGTATGCGAGAAAATAATGAGTTTAATAAAATACTTTTACAAGCCTTTGCGTCTTTTCAAGCTTATACGCAAATTAAAGGTCACTACATGCCAATTATATTAGATGAAGTTTCAGACGAATCAATTAAAGATTTAGAAAAAAGGAAATATTATATAATCACTTATAAATTAACTCTTCAAGGGTTTTTATTGGATGAGAAAAATTTTCAAGTGTCTCCGGCAATATCAAGACATTTAACTATGTTAGAAGTTTCAACAAAGAGAACGAGTAAAAGGGTTGATATAGAACCTCCAAGACCTGACAATTTTGATTTTAATTTTACTTTCTTGCCGGGAATAACGCAACTATCTGAAGTTTTTAGATATAGCGCGGATTTAAAAGTAGTTGGTAAAGAGAATTTAATAACTTGTTATAATTTTTTGTTTACGGCTAATACATCAAACACTCTTTTTTTTACCCCTTGTAGTTCTGCCCCATCAATAGTTTCTGGAATAACAAGTGGAACAACGTCAACGTATTGTGTTCAAGGAGGAACGTTTCCAACGTTTTCAAACCCAACTGGTGTGACTACAAATTCAACAACGTCTTGTGGTGATGCCTTTTCTGTTTATATTAATGGTAATTATGTAGGTGATGACGTTCCAGTTATTCAAATTAATAATGGAGATACTCTTGTAATTAATGCGAATAAAGAATTAATTAATGATGTTGCAGAAATTAAAACGGTTGCGTATTTGGTTTAGTCTTCACCGTATATATCTTTTAATTTTGAACAATTTTTTATAATTAAATTTTCTAAAAATTTATAAAGCTTTAATCCTTTTTTTTCACAGTATTCTTTCAATATACTATGACTTTCTAACGATATTTTAATGTTTTTTATTTTTTTCATTTAATATAAATATTATAAGTAAGAAAAAAGGCAGAATTAATTCTTACTAAAAAATTACATAAATTAAATCATTAAGAATTTTGCTAAAAATTGATGTATTTATTATAAAAACAACATAATAAACAAAAAAAATTAAATAATATGGCATCAACTAATAAAGTTTTCGTTTCACCTGGAGTTTATACTTCTGAAAGAGATTTAACTTTTGTTGCACAAAGTGTAGGTGTAACGACTTTAGGTATTGTAGGAGAAACCCTACAAGGACCAGCATTTGAACCAATCTTTATAAGTAACTTTGATGAATTTCAAGTTTATTTTGGTGGGACACTCTCTGAAAAATACATTAATACGCAAATTCCTAAATACGAAACCGCATATATTGCAAAGGCATATTTATCAGAAGCAAATCAATTATTTGTAACTAGAGTACTTGGTTTATCAGGATATGATGCTGGACCTTCTTGGTCTTTGTTGACTATAGCAAACCCTAACCCTAGTACTATTTCGGCAACCGGAAACACAACAGGAATAACTCTAAACTTTACAGGAACAACTGGAGCTAGTACCAATGTTACAGTTACTGCAGTTCCATCTCAATTGCTTGCCGATTTTTATAATTCATATACCACATTTAATGGTGGAACATCAACATTAAATTTAGATTTTAAAAACTATATTTCTACAAACATAAACAGTTTTAGTGTCGGTTCTTCGGCATCGGCTAGTACCGCCGTTTATTGGGGAGCATTAAGTGCAAATACCTTAGCATATGTTTCGGGGTCTTCAATTAATACTGTAACTGCAACTTCTGAAACATTCGGAGTTGATAATGTAAATTTATCTTTAATAAATCTATCTGCGACTACAAACGACCCATGGTATTACGCTTTGTTTGATTATAACAAAGTTCAAAGTGTTGGTTCATATAATGGTTATGGTTTTGGAGCATCAATTGCCGCAATGTCTAATTTAGGTGGTGGTGTTTTTTCTGGTAGATGTAACATTGGTATTACAAACTATTCGGGGTCACCTTATAGTGAGTGGGATGATTTAGTGGTTTCTACAATACGTTCACGAGGTATTACCACATATTCTTCAACACAACACGGACCTAAATATTGGGTAACAGGAACAAGTGACGTACAAATGGTTTGTACTGGAAACTATTCAGCGGTAACAAGTAATCCTTATTCTACGTTTGTAATATCAGGAATAACGTACGATTCAGACACTTTTAGTTTTGAAACGTCTTTGTTATCAACCAGTTCAAATTATATGTCAGGATTATTAGGTAAGTCTAATTTTTCAAAAGACAGAAATGATGTTCCTATTTTTGTTGAGGAAATATATCCAAGCTTGTTAAGTTCAGGATACAATGACGCAAAAATTAGAGGATTATATTGTGATTTGTTAGAATTAGATAGTGCTGTATCTTTGGCCCCCCAAAGTATTGGTTTTTATCTTGAACAATATCAAACACCAAAAACTCCATATTTAGTTTCAGAATTAAGGGGTAACAAAGCCTATAAATTATTTAGGTTTGTTTTAATTTCCGATGGTAATGCTGCAAATAGATTAGTTAAGTTTTCAATTGCGAATGTTTCTTTTACTAATGGAACTTTTGATATACTTGTTAGAGATTTTTACGATAATGACACACAACCAAGAGTTATTGAAAGTTTTACTAATTGTTCATTAAATCCAAATCAAAATAACTATGTTGCAAATAAGATAGGAACTTCTAATGGTGAGTATCAAGTAAAATCTAAATATGTAATGTTAGAGCTTAGCGGTGAGGCCCCTATAGACGCTCTCCCTTGTGGTTTTGAAGGGTATACTATGAGACAATACTCGAATGCGAACTCTCCTTTTCCTATATATAAAACAAAATATACACAAGCTGGTGAGGTAGAAGATAATCCACCTTTTGGTACCGGTAATGGTGGTGATAATATAACCTTCGCCAGTGCCGACGTTGTAACCAAAACGTTTTTAGGGTTTTCTGATAAGACTGGTATTGATTATGACTTTTTTGAGTATAAAGGTAAACAACGACCGGCGTCACTTGCAACTAGTACTACGGGGGCTGATTGGGGATATATTACTAAAGGGTTTCATCTTGATAGTGGAGCGACTACGGTTACGATTTTTAATACTGCGTTATCTGCGTATACTCAAGCATTTGAAGTGGGGACTGGAAATTTTAGATCTGAACCCGAAGATGTAAATAACCCTTACTACTATTTAAACTCACGTAAATTTACGTTTTATGCCTATGGTGGGTTTGATGGATGGGATATATATCGAGAATTTAGAACAAACTCTGACTCCTTTGCTCTTGGACAAATAGGATTTAGAAATGGGTCTGCTGCTTCAGCAACCTACCCATCATCAACAGGATGGGGAGCGTTTAAACAAATTAGTGGACCTAACCAAGAAACATGGGCAAATACTGACTATTACGCATACAAATGGGGTCAAACCACATTTTCAAATCCTGAATCTGTAAACATTAATATATTTGTTACTCCTGGTATTGATTATGTAAATAATTCTAATTTGGTTGAAGACGCGATTTCAATGGTAGAAGAAGATAGGGCTGACTCAATATACATATGTACTACTCCAGATTTTAATTTGTTTTTACCGTCTTATGATGATTTATCTGAAGGTTTAATATTTCCTCAGGAGTGTGTAGATAATTTAGGAAACATTGGTTTAGATTCCAATTATACTGCAACTTACTATCCGTGGGTATTAACAAAAGACAGTGTAAATAACACACAAATATATTTACCTCCAACCGCAGAGGTTACAAGAAACTTAGCGTTAACTGATAATATTGCGTTTCCTTGGTTTGCATCTGCAGGATATACAAGAGGTTTGGTTAACTCTATAAGAGCCAGAAAAAAACTAACACAAGAAGATAGAGATACCTTATATAAGGGTAGAATTAACCCTATTGCTACGTTTAACGATGTTGGTACCCTTATTTGGGGTAATAAAACTTTACAAGTTAAAGATAGTGCTTTAGATAGAATTAACGTTAGAAGATTATTATTACAAGCAAGAAAACTAATATCTGCGGTAGCGATTAGACTATTATTTGAACAAAATGACGATAAGGTTAGACAAGACTTTCTTGACTCGGTAAATCCAATATTAGATTCAATTAGAAGAGATAGAGGTTTAATTGACTTTAGAGTTACAGTTTCAAATACTCCAGAAGATTTAGATTCTAATACTTTAACTGGTAAAATATTTTTAAAACCAACAAGGTCTTTAGAATATATTGATATTGAGTTTGTTATTACACCAACAGGTGCGTCTTTTGACAATATTTAATAAAATTAATTTAATATATATTATGAAAATAAAAAAGAAGATAATTAAAGAAACAGTTGGTATTCAAGATGTGTCAATTAAAAATTTTGGGAACAAAAAACAACACATTGTAATTACAGAGTCACAACTTGAAAAATTACTAGAAAAACTACAAAAGTAATGAACATTAGACCGTATGTTGAAAATTTCATTTTACAAAAAATAAATGAAGGGTTTGACGATGAGGGTAGTCATGATTTAAAATATTATGCATTTGATTGGGACGATAACCTATTATTTATGCCAACATCAATTATATTGATGGATGAAAATGAAGACGACGTTCTAATGTCTACTGAAGATTTTGCTGAACACAGACACAAAATTGGTGTAGAGGCATTCAAATATAAAAATAAAAAAATTATAGGATATTCATCAAGAGCCTTTAAAAACTTTAGAGTGGAGGGAGATAAAAAGTTTATAATTGATTCTATGATTGCAAAACCAGGACCATCTTGGGAAGATTTTGTTGAATGTATAAATGGAGGTTCAATTTTTGCAATTATAACGGCTAGAGGACATAACCCCAAAACCATACAAGAAGCGGTTTATAATTTAATAATATCAAACAAACATGGAATTAACAGTAATTTATTAGCCAAAAATTTAAATAAATATAAAAATATTGACAATAAAAATAATAATTTAAACAAAACAAAATCATTGTCACCTTCAGATTTAAACGATTATTTAAATTTGTGTAAATTTATTCCTGTGTCGTTCAAAGACCCCAACATTTCAAATCCAGAACAAGCAAAATATCAGGCATTAAAAGAATTTATTTCATATTGTAAAACTATGGCAAATATGATTTCTAATAATACTGGAAGAAAAGAAAACCCTATGTTTAAGAATGATTTAGAATTCAATAGCGAAGTAGAGCCATTTATTGGTTTTTCAGATGATGATTTAAGAAATGTTGAAAAAATAAAAGAATTAATGAAACAAGGAGGAGATGAATTTCCAATTAACTTATATTTAACTAAAGGCAATAAAAAAATTAAATACTAACTAATAGTAATATTATTCGTAAAAAAAAATAAAAGTAAACACAAAAAATAAATATTAATATATTTATATAGACGAAATAAAAACTAAAAACTAAAAAATAGAAATTATGGCAGATTTATTAATGAGAATGCCCATGACGTATGAACCTAAAAAACAAAATAGGTTTATTTTAACTTTTCAAAACGAGTTGGGAATTAACTCGTGGTACGTCGAAAGTGCAAAAAGACCCAGCATCAAAATAGACACAAAAGAAATTAAATTTTTAAATACCCAAACTTATGTTGCCGGATTTTTTAATTGGGAAACCATAGACGTTACTTTTCGTGATCCAATCGGACCTTCAGCTGCTCAGGCAGTTATGGAGTGGGTTAGATTACACGCCGAATCGGTTACAGGTAGAATGGGATATGCTGCGGGATACAAAAAAGATGTAATATTAGAAATGTTAGATCCAACAGGTGTTGCGGTTGAAAAATGGATTTTACAAAACTGTAGCATTACCAATGCTGATTTTGGTGATGTAAAATATGATACTGCAGATATATCTACGGTTAAAATCACACTACAACCCGATAGGTGTATATT